GCGATGCAGCACCCGGCCGGTCTGCTCGACCACGTCAAGTGCATCGACGCGAAGACGGGCGAGACGTTCGAGTTCCAGTTGCGCGAGCCGTGCGAGCATCCGGTCAACGAGGTGCATGACGGCTGCTGCTGGTACTGGCAGCGCTTCCTGCTCGACTCGTGGATGGGCCACGCGCTCAACCTCGTCTTGAAGGCGCGGCAGATCGGGATCACCTGGCTCGGCGTCGGCTACGCGCTCTGGAAGCTCCTGACGATGCCGGGGACGCGCGTCCTGATCGTGTCGATCAACGAGGACGAGGCGATCAAGGTCGTCAACCGCCTCTACGACATGTTCCGCTCGCTCCCGGAGCATCTGCGCTTCGAGGCGAAGATCACCAAACCGGTGCGCGAGTACCGGCCCTCGACGCTGATCGAGTTCACGTTTCCCGACGGGCGCATCTCGAGCGCGGTCGGTCTGCCCTCGACTCGCCGCGCCGGCCACGGCGAGACGGCGACGCTCGTCCTGCTCGATGAGTACGCGCGCCACGAGTACGCGCGCGACTCTTGGAAGGCGACGTTCGCGACCGCCGACAGCGGCGGACAGGTGCTCGTCATCTCGACCGCGAACGGGATGTCGAACGAGCAGACCGGCGAAGGCAACTTCTACCACCACCTGTACGTCAACGCCGAGCACTACGGCATCGACGTGCAGTTCCTCGGCTGGTTCCTGCACCCCGGCCGCGACGAGAACTGGTACGAGACGAACGCGCGCGCGCTGCCGGCGGTCGACCGCGCCGAGCAGTTCCCGCGCACGCCCGACGACGCCTTCATTAACACGGGCGAGTGCTGGTTCGATCTCGAGGCGCTCGCCTGGTACTCCGAGCACGCGCCGCTCACCGAACTGCGCCGCATCCGCTTCATCCCGGACGCGACCGGCGCGAAGGCGAAGATCCACGATTCGGAGCAGGGCTGGATCCGCGTCTACGCGAAGCCCAACCCCGAGCACTCCTACGCGATCGGCGCCGACGTTGCGACCGGCCGCGGCCTCGACTACAGCTGCGCCTACGTCATCGACCTGACCTCGATGGCGCTGGTCGCGGAGTTCCACGGCAAGGTCGACGCGGACGAGTACGCCGAGCAGCTGCACTTCCTCGGTCGCTGGTACGGGACGGGGCGGATGGCGATCGAGATGGGCGGCGGCTACGGCGAGCCGGTGATCATCTCGCTGCGCGACGGGCGCAAGGGCCGGCCGCACTACCCGAAGCTCTACCGGCACGCGGTTGCCGACCGGCCCGACATGCACCTGCTTGCGAACTACGGGTTCCCGATGAACTCGAAGACGCGCCCGCAGGTGATCAACCAGATCGAGCAGGCGATCCGCGAGAAGACGCTGCCGGCGATGCCGCGCACGCTGATCATGGAATGCCGCACCTTCGTCCGTCGCGACACGTTGCCGTCGCCGCGCGCTCAGGACGGCGCGAACGACGACCGCGTGATGGCGCTCGGCGTCGCGCTCGAGATGTACCGCCAGTACGGCACGCACGAGAAGCGCGCGCGCCGCGGCGGCGGTCACAAGAAGAAGCCCTACGCCTACCCCTGGCAGAGAAGGAGAGTCGCATGAGCATGATGGACTTCGCCGGCGCGCTCGGCGGCGATGCCGGCCCGCCGATGGGTGGCCCGCCGATGGGTGGTCCGCCGATGGCGGCGCCGCCCGACGACACCGCCGCGGGCGGGGAGGAGTACACGACCTCGCTCGATGCGCTCGACGGCGCCGAGGAAGCGCTGCACGCCTTCATTCGCATCGACCCCGACGAGCCTGATCGCGCCGAGGCCTCGAAGGCGTTGCAGATCATTCTCAAGCTCAAGGCCGGCAACCAAACCTCGGCCCAGTCGGGCGACATGAAGTCACTCGCGCGCGCGTTGCAGGGCGGCGGCGTTGCCTGAGACGGATCTCTACGACCAGTCGAAGCAGAGCAACGCGGTCGGTCTGGTCGTGAAGGCGGTCGAGGACTGCGAGCGCCGCTACCACGACGCCTTCGTGGAGAAGGTCGAGCGCCGCTACCTCGCCTACCGCGGACTTGCGGAGGCGTCTTCCTCGAGCGGCGGCAAGGACATCTCGAGCGACGCCGACGACTGGCACTCGAACGTCACGACGCCGTACGTGCTCAACACCTGCGAGGGGATGCTCGCGACGATGCTCGAACCGTCGCCGCGCTTCAACGTGCAGCCGCGGCCGAAACCGGACGAGCCGCTCGAGCAGGTGATCGAACGGCTGAAGACAGTCGACGCCGTCAGCGACACGTTGCGCTACGCGCTCGATCGCGACCACTTCTCGGAGAAGCAGCGCGACTTCATGCAGCAGGACCTGATCGCCGGCATCACCGTGCTCAAGGACTACTGGGAGACGGAGCGCCGCGACGTAGTCGGGTTGGCGCCGGACACGATCGAGATCCAGGACGCCGCCGGCTACACCGTCGACAGCATCACGACGCACGCCGAGACGACCGAGGAGAACGCGCTCGTTCGCGATGACGCTTGCTGCGAGGTGCGCGACGTGCGCGACTTCTTCTGGCCCTCACAGGCGCCGACGGTGAAGCGCGCCGAGTACCTGATCGATCGCACCTGGGAGAGCTTCTCTGCGCTCAAGCGCAAGGAGGCCGACGGCTACTACAAGAACGTCGACAAGCTCAAGGAAGGTAGCTCGGTCGCGCAGTACAAGAAGCTGTCCGAGCGCGAGCAGCGGCTGCGCAACATCGACCGCACGCAGGACCTGATCGAGGTGCTCGAGTACTGGACGCCCGAGCGCGTGATCACGGTCGGCAACAGACACGTCCTGCTGCGCGACGACCCGAACCCGTTCTGGAACGGCCGACTCCCGTTCGTCGTCTGCTCAGCGATGCCGGACGGCTTCCAGATCCCCGGCATCTCCGTTGTCGAGGCGCTCGCGCAGCTGCAGCAGATGTTGTGGACGCTGCAGAACCAGCGCATCGATGTCGTGCGTCTGCTCGCGAACGTGATCACGTTGATCCGCTCCGACGTGGACGACATCGAGGCCTTCGACTGGGCGCCGAATGCGCAGTGGCTGGTCGAGGACGTGCAGCAGGTACAGACGCTCCCGATCGACGCGACCGCCGCGCAGATCACACTGCAGGCCGAGGCGCTCTTGAAGGGTGACCTGCAGAACATCATGGGCGGGCTGCCGATGGCGAGCGGGGCCGACTCGCAGACGATCGACCAACAGACCGCGACCGGCGTCTCGATCATCACGACCATCGCGCAGCGGATCATTCAGGCGCGCAAGCAGCACTACCTGTGGGCCTACGCGAGGCTCGGCAAGGACTTCCTGCTCCTCTACCAGCAGTTCCTGCGCGACGATCGCGTCGTGCGCGTGCTCGGCGCCGAGGGAGCCGAGGCCTACCGCGTGATCACACCGCTCGAGATCCAGGGCGACTTCGACATCACGATCGATGTGACGAGCGACTCGCTGCTGCGCCAGGAGCGCCGCGCCGAGGCGCAGTCGCTGTTGCAGATCGCCGCCAGCGTGCAGCAGGTGTTCGCCGTCAGCGGAGCGCCGCTGAACCTGAAGGCGTTCATGGAGCGCACCCTCGACGCCTACGACATCGCAGACAAGGAGCGCTACTTCCTGCCGCCGCAGATGGGCGCGGCGACGCTCGGGCGCGGCCAGCCCCAGCCGCAACCGACGCCGGTGCCGGCCTCGGAGAACGGCGGCGGCGGGATCACGAACATCGGCGCGGCCACGGGACCGCAGTCACCGTCGAACGAGAACTCGATGTCGGGCGAGGCCGCGATGGCGGACATGCTGCGCATGCGCGGAGGAGCGGCGAATGCGCCGGCGTAGGTTGAGCGAGGCCGAGCGCCGCAACCTGACCGTCCGTCAAGGCGAACTGTCGGCGCTCGCGCAGCACCCGTCCTGGCCGGTGCTTCAGAACGAAGTCAACGCGAAGCAGGCGCGCATCGAGCGCGTGCTGGTCGCGAAAGCGTTGAGCAAGGACGGCCTCGACCCCGACGACGGCGCGTACCTGCGCGGCTTCATCCACGGCATGCGCTGGTTCGCTGCCGTCCCGGAGCAGGCAGAAGGCGCGCTCGAGGCCTTCCTCAAGCGCCAGGACATCGACACACCTTCGGAAGGAGTAGCTAGGTGAGCAACGTGACGCAGGAGATCCTTCGCGCCTGGGACGACGACGAGGACGAGTCGACCGGGGAGCCGACGGACGAGGTCGTCACCGACACGCCCGAGGAGAGCGAAGAGGAAGAGGAGCAGGAGCAGGCCGACGGCGACGAAGCCGAAGACGAGGATGACGAAGCCGAGAGCGACGAGGCTGAGGAGGACGACAGCGAGGAAGCGGTAGAGGAAGGGGAAGCGGAGGAGACGAGCGACGAGGAACCTCCGCTGCTCTTCGACACCGACGACCCCGAAGTGATCGCCTTCATGCGCAAGTACCAGGACGACCCCGAGCGCGCGATCAAGGGGTCGGTGCAGCTGCAGCGAGCGCTCGGCCGGCAGGGCCAGGAGAAGGCCGTCATGCAGCGCCGCATCCAGCAGCTGGAGCAGGAGATGGCCCAGCAGCAGTCGTTCTCGAACGGCGGCTTCGCGCTCAGCCAGGAACAGCGCGAGTGGGTGAACGAGGCGCTCGAGTCCGGCAACCCGCAGGCGTACGTGCAGCGCGCCGTACAGGCGACCGAGTTCGATCTCGCGCGCGCGGTCTGCGGCGAGTGGGCACGCGAGTCGCCGTTCGAGGCGATGCGGATCGCGCAGGCGATCGACAACGCCGAGTACAACTACGACCAGCGCCAGGTGTCCGAGCAGATCGGCAGCACCGTCGACCGCGGTCTGCTGATGACCGCGCTCGTTGATCACTTCCCCGAGATGCCGCTGTACGAGGAGCAGATGACCGCGCTGCTCTCCAACCTCGGGCCGGCGCACCCGATGGTGGTCGATGCGCACTCCGACGATCCGGAGACAGCTGCGCGCGGCATCATCGGTATCTACGAAATCGCGCGTGCGCAGACCGCGACGGTCAAGTCGGCGCGCGAGAAGATCAAGCAGGAGCGTCGTCAGAGCGCCGATGGCGCGAAGCGGCGTGCGCAGGTATCTTCTGCTTCAGCGTCACCTAGCGCAGGCGAGACACCCCGGCCGAGGCAACTCATGCCGGGCCTCACCCTGGAACAGCTAGACGCTGAGTGGAATCAGTAGGCCGAACCGGGCCTCCCTTGTGGAGACACCCCGCGGAGAGCCGAAGGGAATGTTCCTTCGACTTCGTGAGGAGTCCGCATGGCCGGCACGATCATCCAGGGCAACGTCTCCACCGAGGAGCAGCTGCCTGACGAGCGTGTCATCGACATGGACGAGCGCATCCGTGTGCTCAAGCCCGACGACACGCAGTTCACCACCATGACCTCCCGCCTCGAGTCGCGGCAGGCGA